TCGTCGACGATTTTGCATTGGAGGATCTGGGCTTCATCTTCGTTCCTTCGTCACTACGACGAAGCCCAGATCCTCCTTAAATCACAACCTCAAATCTGTGCCATTGGCGCTGACGGCGGACAGCCGCCACACGCCTGAAGTCTGGAAAGCCCTGATGATGCACGCATGCGGCCATCAGGTGCAGTTCGAGCACGGCATAGATGGGCTGCCTTTCCCGATTGGCTTCCGGTCCTCCCGCCTCACGGTCGCGCAAATGTCCGACCTGATCGAATTCATCTACGAGTACGGCGCCCGCCACGGCGTCGTCTTCCATTCCCAGATGGAGGACGCATGACAATCCAGCGTGAACTCCCCATCCAGAAGGCGATCATGCGCTATCTGGACCTGGCTTTGCCGGCGTCATACCGGGCAGCCCATATTCCGAACGGTGGCGCTCGCAACGCCCGCACTGCCGCCATGCTCAAAGCCATGGGCGTAAAGGCCGGCATCGCTGACATTGCCATCTTCGGACCAGGCGGATGTGCCGCGATGATCGAGGTAAAGGCCGGCAAGGGCAGCCCGTCGCCAGCCCAGAAGGACTGGATGGACTGGGCGAGCGAGCACGAGTTTCCGTATGCCGTCTGTCGCTCCATTGGCGATGTTCAGGTCGCTCTGACTGATTTCGGAATCCCTGTGCGCGCGGGGGTGTCAGCATGAGGGCAGTCGATGAATGGATTGGAGCAACCGACGACGCTCGCATCCCGCCCCGCGTGAAGCTCCGCATATGGGAGCGCGAAGGCGGCCGCTGCTGGCTGACGGGTCGCAAGATTTACCCCGGCGACGCCTATGATTTTGACCACAAGGTCGCGCTCTGCAACGGCGGCGAGCACCGGGAAAGCAATCTGGCCCCGGCCCTGCGCGATGCACACCGGGCCAAGACAGCCGAGGACGTCAAGCGCCGGGCAAAGGTGGATCGCGTCCGCAAAATCCACCTCGGCATCAAGCCACAATCGCGAAACCCACTCCCTGGGAGCAAGGCCAGCGGCTGGAAGCGTCGCATGGACGGCTCCGTCGTCAGGAGGGTCACACCATGAACGCTGCCGGGCAAGATCACGTGAGCGAAGAACGCCCAACGGCACTGTGGGATTGCTTCGCCGCCGCGAAAAAAAGGGCGCTGGAAACCAACGACCCCGCCGACGCGATCGCAGCGAGACGGGCGTTTTCAGAGTGGCAGGCTGAATTCACGCGGGATGATGCGCAATCCGCAGTCATCATCCCATTCCCTTCGAGGGCACGCCGATGAACGCACTATCCCCAATGCCAGAAACACTGGCTCCGGCGTGCCTACAGACCGAACAGGCTCTGATTGGCGCGGTCCTCCTGAACCCTGCCTCCATCGACAAGTGCCGCGACATTCGTCCCGAGCATTTCTTCGATCCCGCGCATGCAGCGGTCTGGCAGCGGGTCATGGAGTTCGGAGAGCGCGGCGAGCGGGTAGAAGCCCCGGTGATCATGGCGTCATTCAATGACGCGCCGATTGCTGAAAACGGCATGACGATGCGCCGGTATATCGCCCGGATGCTGGCTGAAGCTACGACCATCACTGGAGCCGGATACTACGCCAAAGCCGTAAAGGAGATGTGGGCGCTGCGCTCTGTGACCGAAATCGGAGCTGGCGTAGCGCGGCAGTTCGGACAGGCAATGCCGTCAGACCTGCTTAACGCTGCTTTCGACCAGGTGGAGGCCATCCGGGCCGACATGATCGAGCTTGCAGCCAGCAGGCCGCGCACCGCGGGAGACATTGGCTGTGACGTTTTGGCGGCGGCGCAAGAGCGGGCACAGGGCGGCGGGCAGCGCGCCCCGTCTACCGGGTTGCCAGATCTCGACGTCAAGCTGCCTATGCGTGGCCTCGCCCCAGGCTCCCTGTTTGTAATTGGCGGCCGCACCGGCATGGGCAAAAGCATGCTGCTGTCCAGTATGGCGAGGAATGCAGCCCGGAACACTGGCGTTGCCTTCTTCAGCCTGGAAGTCGGCGCTGAGGAAATGTCGGCGCGCATGCTGTCGGATATCGTCGGCGACGGACCGACGTACGAAGAAATCCTCGCCGACAAGATGGATAACGCCGGGCTTGAGGCGGTCCATGTCGCAAACCGCACGCTGGCCCGCCTTCCCATCATGATCGACCCGCGCGCCGGCCAGACGCTGGGCGAAATGGAACGAGCGGCAACCTCGTTCGCGGATCACATCGCGAAGAAGGATATCAAACTCGGACTGCTGGTTATCGACCACGCCCAGATCGTCAAGGCTGGCGTCCGATATCAGGGTAATCGCGTGGGTGAGCTTGGCGAGATAGCCAATGGGGCGAAAGTGCTGGCCAAGCGCCTCGGCTGCTGCGTTGCTCTGGCGTCACAGATCAACAGGTCTGTCGAGAAGAATGGCGACGAAAGCAAGCGCCCGACGATTGCTGATCTTCGCGGCTCCGGTGAGATCGAAGAGGCCGCCGACTGCATCGGCTTGCTGTACCGCCCGGCCTATTACATCGAGCGTTCGGCCAAGTTCAAGGAGGGCGATCCAGGCGCCCAGGACGAGCTGGCCCGTGCGAAGAACGACCTGGAGCTGGCGATCGACAAATCCCGGCAGGGTCGCACTGGCGCGGTCAATCTCTGGTGTGACCCGGCTAGGTCCATCGTCCGCTGCAAGTCCAACTTTTACGATCAATCTGGCGGGAGGCACTGAGCATGAGCAGATGGTATCGCGCCTATGCAGGCACCGTGAAGGACGACAAGCTCGCTGAAGCAGCGATTGTCGCTGGATGCTCGCGCTCTGTGGTTATCGCCGTGTGGCACTCGCTGCTTGAAAGCGCCGCGGAAGTTGGTGACGGGGGACGGTTTGAAACAACGGCACGACGCGTGGCCGCTGTTCTCGGGGAGCCGCTTGCGACGATAGACGCGGTGTTTATGGCTCTGGCCGAAATTGGCATGGTGGAGGATGGCTCAATCGCCGCGTGGAAGCGCCGGCAATATGAGAGCGACACCAGCACGGAACGCGTCAGGAAACACCGGGAAGCAAAGAGAAACGCTAATCCCGTGCCGGGAAACGCCAATGAAACGTTTCATCACCGTTGCGTAACGCCCCCAGAAGCAGAAACAGAAACAGAAGATACTGCTAGCGCAGTATCCAGCGCGCGCGCCGGCCCGAGCTATGACCAGATCGAAAGCCAATGCCGAAAGGCTGCCGGGCTTGAGAACGACCCATCGCCGAGCCTTCTGGACCTGAGCCCTATCAACCAGCTGCTGGCAAAGGGTGCTGATCTTGAGCGGGATATCGTCCCCGTGATCAGGGCCAAGGCGCGCCCTGGTGTGAGGTCCTGGCGTTTCTTCGTGCCGGCCATCGTGGAGGCGATGACGCCTGCAGCGGGCATTTCCGGCATTAAGCCTTCGGCGCCGCCGGTCCCGGACGAAGACCGCTGGGCGAGATCGCTGAAATCCCACGCCATGGGCATCTGGTCGGACCACTGGGGGCCCGAACCCGGCAAGCCTGGTTGCCGTATCCCAGATGCGTTCGTCGCCCAATGGCGGCGCGCGAACGGCAAGAATATTGCAGCATGAGCCAACGCAATGCCCATCCGGTCCTACGTCCTCCCTCATGACCTCGTGCAGCGCATCCTGGCCCACAAGAGAGCCAAGGGGCTCAAGTGGGAGGACGCCGCCGCCATTGACCTGATTGAGGCTGGACTTGCCCTACAGCCTGACCAACAAACTGCCCAAGCCCAAGGAATTGCCCATGAACGCCAAACTGAGAAAGCGGAAAGCAGCGAGAGCGGGGAGGCCTAGGAAGCAGGGCGTTGAGCGCTATCCCAGCGGCCAGATCGTCCATCGGCAACGAGGTGAGACGCAGGAGCAAATCCTGGCGACAGGAATCTCCCAGCCACATAGGGTGGGTCAACACGATCCGTTGGATCGAAACCACGGCTCTGCACTTGGGCGTCTGTACGTGGCAGGCAAACTCACCAAAGAGCAATTACATGCCGGCATCTGGTACGCCGGTCTGTCGGCGGCATACAGACGCGAGGTTCTTGGTCTGACGATCAGGAGCAAATCTGCAACGCTCAGCGAGCGGGTCGCGACCTCTTTCTGGGGCGCCAGCAATGATAACGCGCCCACAGTTGACATCGCGCGGCTTCGGGACAAATGGACCCAGGTTCAGGGCGCCATTGCCGCAGCATGCCCGCACTACCACGCATATTCGCTGCTGCTGTCCGTTTGCACCTACGACGATGATCCTCGCGAGGAGCGACTGCCGCTCATGCGATTGGCATTGGACGCTATCGGCAAGTGCCTCTCAGCCAGGAACCGCGGAAATATGCTGTGAAAGCTCCCGACGTCGACACCCAGACGTCGGGCGATCGATGACCAGTCGAGCCCTTCGTCAAGTAACTGGTATGCATCATCAAGCCATTCCGGCGGGGTCCTTAGCGTGTACTTTGGCTTCCTCGGGGCGGCCCGTCCAATGAGAGGTCCATGTAAGCGCGCTCCTGACTTGAGGACCACGGCCATTTCGGAGCTGCCCACTTCGATCCGTTCAATGATGCCTCTTATGAGGCCTTCTCCCCTTCCTAACCTGTCGTCTGATCGGTAGGGCTCGCCGCCGGTCATCTTCCATACAAGAGAAAGCATGTGCTCCTCTATTTGTTCGGCAACGAGCCGTAAGGATACTTGAGGATCAGAGTCTGACAGATAGTACCTGAAGACCCGTCCCCTTCCTTTTACCCACGCGTGAACACATTTGTATCCATTGGTGGTAAAAATGATTCCATTCAACATTCCGGTTCGTGTTGCCCGGCAATGGCGCTTTTTATATCGTCCGTTATGTTCGATTAATTCCTGCGTTTTATCGAAAAGTCGCCTGGTTATAATCGGCTCATGAAATCCAGGCTGAACGCGACCGCGACATACGCGCTCTCCAATGAATAATCTGTTCTGCAAAACCCGAGTAATCTGGTTTGTAGAGAAGAAATTGCCAAGGTAAGTTTTCAGTCCCGCGCGGTTTAGCTCCGCTGCAATGAGGCGAGCCGACCTAAGTTTCGCATAGCGCTGGAAGATATGTTTAACCAGATCTGCCTCTGCTGGATCCACAATCAGCCGGCGATCCTTGTCGAGCTGATAGCCGAATGGCCTTCGGGTGGTCCATATTCCCCGCTCCCGTGCCCCGGCGAACCAATCCCGCAGCCGCTCTCCGATTACTTCGCGTTCGAATTGCGCGAACGATAGAAGCACGTTCAGAGTTAGTCGGCCCATGGGGCTGGCAGTCGAGAAACTTTGCGTGACCGAAACAAATGCAACGTTGTTCGCATCAAGAACAGCTATCATATCCAGGAAGTCCCTGAGAGACCGGGACATCCGGTCGATCTTGTATACGACGATAATATCGATCCCTCCGGAGGAGGCATCGGACATCAACTCTTTGACAGCAGGGCGCTTGAGGTTGCCACCGGAGAAGCCTTCATCATCGTACCGTTTGTCGATCAAGGACCAGCCAGCTTCCGACTGACTGAAAATGTGAGCAGCACATAGCGCTCTTTGCGACTCAATGGATCCAAAATCGCGGTCCATTTTCTCCGCGCCCGATTTCCGGGTGTAAATCGCACAACGCAATATTTTGGGTACGCTTACCTCAGTTCCAGACACGGTCTATCCTCCAGGCACTATTGACCTTGAGCGGTGGTTGGTGCAATTATACCGAAATTGAGTTGTGGAAGTCCGCAACGGGCAGCCGGCCAAGAGCCGGCTTTTTGATTCAATCCGAACGAGTAGCCCCCGGTGCCTTTCGAGCCGACCCGGATGTAGGCGAAATCATAGCGTGATGATGCGTTGGTCCGGGGGCTCCGCACATATGGCGCTGCTACGCCGTGCGGTCATATCGGCCAAATCACTGCGCGAGCCGGAAGAATTCACAGTTTGCGATGCGGCGCTGTAAAGCCCAGTGCCCCTGGCCAATACCCAGGTTGCGCGGTCGCAAATCAGCTGACGGCCAGCGAAAATAGCCGTAGTCGGGGAACGGGTCTGGGAAAGTCCTCGTAGACAGACGGCTCGCAAGAGCGCCGACTAGGGCAAACATTAATCGCAGTTGTCGTTAGCGCGGCGTCTGGCTTCCTGCAATCGCAGTTTCCGCAATTCATCGCGCTCCCGTTCACGCCGTTTCTTTTTCGCCTTCTCATCTTCATGAACCAAGCCGACGGCCAGTTTCGCCAGGCCCTTGAGGCCGCTTTTGACGATCGACATTCATACCCCCCCCCACAAGAACACATGATGATCGTTTGATAGTTCAGGCAAAGAGTCAATTGCCTTGGCGGCGGGCATTTTTTCATGGGTGCAGCATGACAAGATCAGACCTGCGCCAATTCGTATGGGCCGCCATCCTCATGATCCTCATAGGCCTGTCCGTCTCCGGCCTTCTTGCTATTGCTCAGGGGCAATCAAACGCGACGCAGGTAGTTCGATGACTGACGCTCCAAAGCCGGGAAGGCCGACAGACTACCGGCAGGAGACAGTGGACCTCATCTGTGAGCGCATCGCTGACGGTGAGAGCCTGAGAGAAATCTGTAAGGCCGACGATATGCCGGCCCGCTCTGTGGTCTTCAGATGGCTGTCCATTCACCGTGAGTTTGCAGACCAGTACGCACGCGCACGGGAAGCCCAAGCTGACGCACTGGCAGATGAAATCCAGGACATTGCGGACGACGGCCAGAACGACTGGATGATCCGCAATGGCGATGACGACGAAGGTGCAGGCTGGCGAGTGAACGGCGAGCACATTCAGCGCTCGCGCCTCCGCATCGATGCCCGGAAATGGATGGCCTCGAAGCTGGCGCCGAAAAAGTACGGCGACCGGCAATCTGTGGATCACACGTCCAGCGACGGCAGCATGGCGCCCACCATCATCCAGCTGGTGCCAATGACGGGAAATGACGACAGCGCGAATTGAGCTCCCGCCGAAACTGATTCCGGTTTTCAGCGGGGAGGCGGACGTTCGGGCAGCGTATGGCGGACGTGGATCTGCCAAGACCAGATCGTTCGCGAAGATGTCGGCGATCAGGGCCTATATGTGGGATAGGGCGGGACGGTCGGGCCAGATCGTATGCGGCCGGCAGTTCATGAATTCTCTGGCAGACAGCTCGCTGGAAGAGGTGAAGCTGGCGATTGCGGATGAGCCTTGGCTGGCCAGTCAGTTCGATATTGGCGAAAAATACATCCGGACCAAAAGCGGGCGCATCTACTACACGTTCGTCGGCCTCGACCGGAACATAGACAGCATCAAGTCCAAGGCACGCATTCTGCTGGCGTGGGTCGATGAGGCAGAGCCGGTCAGCGACATCGCCTGGACAAAGCTAATCCCGACGCTGCGAGAGGAAGACAGCGAGCTCTGGGTGACGTGGAACCCGGAGAGCGACGAAAGCGCCACCCACAAACGGTTCCGGGCTGTCAGCGACCCGCGCTATCGGGTCGTTGAGATCAATTACAGGGACAATCCCAAGTTCCCACTGGTGCTCGAGCGGCAACGCAAGCGGGATCTGGTCCAACGCCCCGAGAAGTACGGACATATCTGGGACGGCGATTTCCTGACCATCACTGACGCCGTGATCTTCCAGAATCGCGCGTCAGTCGAGGAATTCGGGGAGCCGCCTGAGGGGACGCGGTTCTTCTTCGGCGCGGACTGGGGCTTCGCGAAGGACCCCACGGTCCTGATCCGGTTCTGGATTGATGACGACTGCCTTTTCATCTCGCACGAGGCGTTCGGGCATGGCGTGGAGATCGATGAGACCCCGGCCCTGTTCGACAGTGTTCCGGGATCAAGGGATTGGCCGATAAGGGCGGACGGGGCGAGGCCGGAGACCATCAGCTATATGCGGCGCAAGGGTTTCAACATCTCGGCCGCCGAGAAATGGCCCGGCAGCGTTGAGGACGGCATTGCGCATATGAAGGGGTTTAGCCGGATAGTCGTCCATGAGCGGTGTGCTCATATCGCCCGGGAGTTCCGCCTCTACAGCTACAAAGTGGACAGGGTGAGCGGCGACGTCCTGCCGATCATCGTGGACGACCACAATCACGGAATCGATGCGGTGCGCTATGGGCTGGATGGCTACATCCAGGCGCGTGGCGGTACCGGCGTATGGGCGAGGCTGGCAGGCTGATGGCGTCAAGCAGCAGACAGACCCGCCGAGGGCAAGCGCAAGCGCAGGTCACCCGGGACAGTTTCCAGAATTTCGCGGCGCGGACGGGTATCGGGACGGGAAACGTCGCCGAACAGGCACGCTATGGCTTCAACCCGATTTCCCGGAAGCGCGCCGACCTGGAATACATGTACCGGGGCTCATGGGTCGTCGGAGCGGCGGTGGATGTCGTTGCAGATGACATGACCGTCGCCGGAATCGATTTCGACGCGGGCATGGCGCCCGACGATGTTCTGGCCCTCGAATCCGGGCTTGAGCGCACACAGGCGTGGCAATCGATAGGGGACGTGATCCGCTGGGCCCGGCTCTATGGCGGGGCGATTGGCGTCATGATGATCGACGGCCAGGATCTGTCGACACCCCTGAGACTGGACACCGTCGCGAAGGGATCATTTCGAGGAATCCTCGTCCTCGACCGTTGGTCCCTCAACCCGACCGGGGGAGAGTTCATTGAGGACCTGGGCCCGGATATCGGCAAACCTCTACGCTATCAGGTGATGCCAAATGCTCCCGCGCTTCGCGGCAGGCGCATCCACCACTCGCGGATCATCCGCGCGGATGGCGTCGAACTGCCTTATCAGCAGCGCCTGGCAGAGCAGGGCTGGGGCATGTCCGTTATCGAGCGCCTGTTTGATCGCCTGCTGGCTTTCGACAGCACGACGCAGGGCGCGGCCCAACTGGTCTACAAGGCCCATTTGCGAACCTACAAGGTCAAGGGCCTCCGGGACATCATTGCGACGGGCGGCAAGGCCTTTGATGGTCTGGTCCAGCAGATCAACCATATCCGTCTGTGGCAGTCCAACGAGGGAATGACCCTCATGGACGCGGAGGACGAGTTCGAGGCACACCAGTACACGTTCTCTGGCCTGAGCGACGTCCTGCTGCAGTTCGGGCAACAGATTTCAGGCGCCCTCCAAATCCCTCTGGTCCGGCTGTTCGGGCAGTCTCCGGCCGGCCTAAACGCCAGCGGTGACAGTGATCTTCGTACCTATTACGACGGGATCAAACGACAGCAGGAAGCGAAGCTCCGTGGCCCGCTGACGCGTCTCCTGGAGGTCATTCACAGGTCCGCACTAGGCCGGCCTCCCAAAGATGGTGTGCCCTTCGCATTCCGACCGCTATGGCAGATGTCGGAAGAGCAGAAGGCTGCGATCGCCAACACCACGACAACGGCCGTGGTCGGGGCCTTTGATGCGGGGATCATCGACCGGACGACGGCCCTCAAGGAGCTGAAGAACTCGGCCGAGGTCACCGGCGTTTTCGGCGCCATCACATCCGATGACATTCAGGCCGCTGAAGACGAGCCCCCGCCGCCGCCGGAAGACGTCAGCAACGATTCGGCAGGGGCCGGCGAAGAATCCCATGTGCCAGAACTGCGCCCAGCGGCTCCTGACGCTTGATCGCGGCCCCGCTTCGCCGCGGTCAGAGTGGCAGCGGGCCAGACACGCAGAGCGGAAATATCTGCGTCAGCTCCTGCGCATCGCCAGACACATCGGGGACTTGACGGAGACAGGGTTCAACCCGGCTGACCCGGCCAGCGCCGCCAGGCTTGAGGTCATGCTCCGGCGCTATGCCGACACCATAACGCCGTGGGCTGAAGCAGCCGGCTGGTCGATGGTTTCTGAGGTCGCAGCTCGGGACGAGCGCGAGTGGTTTCGCGTTTCCCGCGAGATGGGGCGGGCCCTTCGGGCTGAAATCAGTTCGGCGCCCACCGGCATGGCGATGCGTACGGCGCTGGCTGAGCAGGTCTCATTGATCCGCTCGCTGCCAATCGAAGCCGCCCAGCGTGTCCATGACCTGACCTTAAAGGGGATCACAGAGGGCACGAGGGCCAGCGAGATTGCTGCCGAGATCATGCGCTCAGGCAAGGTATCTGCCAGTCGAGCCAACCTCATCGCCCGGACCGAGGTCTCCAGAACAGCATCTGCCCTCACCCAGGCGCGCGCTGAGCATATCGGAAGCCCCGGCTACTTCTGGAGGACGGCTGGCGATACCGACGTCCGGCCGTCTCACAAGGCGATGGCAGGGGAATTCGTCGCGTGGAACGCACCGCCCACCCTTGATGGCATGACAGGTCACGCCGGCTCGTTTCCCAACTGCCGTTGTTACCCAGAGCCCGTGCTCCCTGAAATCTGACGCGGACACCCTGCATGAAGATGACGACAGACCGCGCGCCAGCGACCCTGGTAGCCGAACAGATTGGCGCGTCCCAGCATCTGACGCCCGAAGGCTTCCTGCTGTGTCGCGGCGTCAGGATCGCCCGAACCGGCCCGATGCTCTACGCGCCGGACGAAATGCCGGAGATCGAACCCGGTGACCGGGGCATGGTGACGATCGAGCGCGACGCGGACGTGCTGTTTTCGCCGGAAGCAATCGCCTCATTCGCGGGCAAGCCAGTCACCAATGACCACCCGGACGAATACGTGACGCCGGAAACATGGCGGGCCTGCGCCGTTGGCGTGACGCTGGATCCGCGGCGCGGCGAAGGCGTCGAAGCTGAATATCTGCTCGCCGATCTCCTGATCACAGACGCTCAGGCGATCAATGACGTGAGGGACGGCAAGCGGGAGGTTTCCTGCGGATACGAGTCCGAGCGCGAGCAGATCAGACCCGGCTACGGCCGGCAGATCACTGTCGTGGGCAATCACGTCGCCCTCGTGGACCGGGGCCGCTGTGGCCCTTCTTGTTCAATCCAGGACGGAGAAACTCCAATGGCCAAACGGACCGTTTGGGATCGTATGCGGACGGCCTTCAAGGCCAAGGACGAAGCAGCCTTCGAGGAAGAGCTAAAGGAAGCCATGGATCAGGACGGCGACGAGCCGCAGCGTCTTGTCATCGAGGTGAAGCAGCCTGAAGGCGAGCCGCCGAAGGAGACTGGCGACAGCGACGATCCGCTGGAGAAGCTCACGGGCGCCGTAAATGATCTCGCCGGCAAGTTCACCGACTTCGAAGGCCGCCTCGCCAAGCTGGAAGAGGGCGGCTCGAAGACGGCTGACGAGGACCCGGAAGGCGAGGGCGAAGGTGACGACGATGAGGGCGAGGACCGCTCATCGGCAACCAACGACTCGGCGGCGCTGCGTGATGAATTCGCCGACACCATTTCCCGCGCTGAAATCCTCTCCCCGGGCATCAAGCTGCCGGTGTTCGACGCAAAGCGCACCCGGAAGATGACGGTCGACGCCATGTGTGCGTTGCGCAGGAAGGCGCTGAAGAGCGCTCTCGCAGATGAGACGCGCAAGCCGCATGTCGCGGCGGTTCTCGGCCAAGCCCCGGACATCGCGAAGATGACCTGCGACGAGGCGCGTATCGCGTTCCGGGCCGCGTCGGAACTCGCTCGGAATGCCAACAACGGCCCCGGCGCCCGCCATCCGGTCGGCGATATCCCTCAGGGTCCAATGACCGCGGCGCGCATGCAGCAGATGATCGCTCATCGCCGCAAGGCCGCGCGGACCTGATCCCAACATTCCCTGAACATCGAGAAGGAAGCACCATGGTTGCTTTTGTGACCCGGATGCCTGCGGGCGTCGTGGGAGCGATTTCGCGCGACATTCATGACGCGACCGTCGTTCCTGAAATCATCGACAGCGCCAATCCGCCGACGCGCTATGGCTCGCCGGTCAAGCTTGTGGCCGGCAAGCTCCAGCCGCTGGCATCCGGCGATGACGGGACCGCCATTCACGGTTGGCCCGTTCGCGCGTATCCGATCCAGTCGACATCCGACGCTCTCGGCGCGGCTGCCCCGCCGGCGCGCGGAATGCTGGACACGCTCCGCCGCGGTTTCATGGCCGTGCAACTCGCTGCAGGTGCGGCCGCCAAGAAGGGGCAAGTCTATGTCGTGACGACGGCAGGAGGCGCTCTGGCCGTTGGCGACGTCGTGACCTCTGCCTCCCCCGCCGGGGGTGGAACCGCTGTGGAGGTGGCCGGGGCCTATTTCACGGGCCCAGCTGATCCGGGCGGCATCATCGAAATCGAATTCAACCTCTGACCGGCCAGGGCCGTACGCGCCGCGCCCGCACTGGCGCATCCTCAACGGAGATATCCCAAATGAACCACTTCCGTGATGCTCTCGCGGGATCGTCGGCGCTTGTCCGTGGGCCGGCTCTGAACCCGCACCGCTATACGCGCGACAACTACGTGACCTATGACCGCGCCACTATGGATAGCGCTGGCGCGTTCCTGATCGGTGAGCTCGAGCGTCTGGACCCGATGGTCCACGAGCCGCTGGTATCCGTCACCTGGCAGCGTGACATCGATCTGCGAACCGACGTCCAGATGGGCGACACCTCCACCAGCTATACGGTATCGAGCTTCGGCGCCGCTGGCGGAGCTGCACCGGCTGGTATTGCATGGGCGAGCCCCAACAACACGGCCATTCCCCGCGTTACGGTCGACATTGGCAAGGTCGTGAGCCCCTTCGACCTCTGGGATATGGAGGTCGCCTATACCGTCGCGGAACTGGAGTCGGCCCGTATCACCGGCCGCCCCATTGATGTGCAGCAACTCGCCGGCCTCAATCTCAAGCACCAGATGGACGCCGACCAGCTCGTCTATGTGGGCGATGCGGCGATCGGCACAACCGGCCTCCTGAACTCGAGCAAGGTCGTCAACGTCAGCAACGTGGCCAACGGCGCCAACAGCACGCCCCAGTTCGTGACCAAGACGCCAAACGAGATCCTCGCAGACGTCAACGAACTGCTGATCTCCGTCTGGGCGGCTTCTGGCTACAAGGCCCCACCGTCGAAGCTCCTGATGGCTCCGAACCCGTTCGGCTACATCGTCACCACCATGGTGTCCGAGGCCGGCACGCAAAGCATCCTGAACTTCCTCCAGACCAACAACATCCTGACCGCGCAAACCGGCCAGCCGCTGGATATCAAACCGGTGAAATGGCTGGACAAGGGCGTGCGCCCCGGTGCGACCACGGACCGAATGGCCGCTTACAGCCAGAACCAGGACTACGTCCGGTTCCCGATGGTCCCGCTCCAGCCTCTGGCCCCGCAGTACGACGGCATCTGGGTCAAGGTCCCGTACTACGGTCGCTTTGGCGTTGTTGAGACGGTCTATCCGGAAACGGTGGGCTATCGCGACGGAATCGGGTGAGGAGGGCACGAGATGGTTGAGATCAACGTCGCGAAGCCCTTCACGCTCCTCCACCGCAACGGCGACCGGCAGCACTTTGCCGCCGGCGCCCATGCTGTGGACGAGGCCACAGCCAATCACTGGTACGTCCAGGAGCACCTGGCGTCGGACAGTGAGGAAAATGCGGCTGAAACGGAGGAGGCCACTGAGGACGAGGGCGACAAGACCACGCTGCTGGCGAAGGCCAAAGCGCTTGGCCTCGCCGTTGACGGTCGCTGGACGGTAGAGAGGATCGCGGCTGCCATTGCCGAAGCGCAGGCCGGCAAGGACTGATCGTGGACGCCGCGACGTTCCGCTCCGACTTCCCGGAGTTCACGGATAGCAGCCGGTTCCCCGATGCCCAGGTCAATTTCTGGCTTGGGCTGGGGGAGAAGCAACTCCCGGAAAGCCGTTGGGCCGATCTGCGGGACCAGGGGCTTGAGCTTTTCGTCGCCCATAACCTCGTTCTCGCGGCTCAGGCCGAAAAGGCTAAGGCGTCCGGGGGGCTGCCTGGGGCATCTTCCGGCGTCACCTCCAGCAAGTCGGTCGACAAGGTCAGCGTTTCCTATGACACGGGAGCCAGCCTGATTGATGGGGCCGGCCACTGGAACCTGACGACGTACGGGACGCGGTTTCTCTGGCTCGCTCGCATGATCGGGGTGTCCGCCGTCAGCGCCAATGGCACAGATTTGAGGTTGTGATTTAAGGAGGATCTGGGCTTCGTCGTAGTGACGAAGGAACGAAGATGAAGCCCAGATCCTCCAATGCAAAATCGTCGACGA